TGGTAAATTCCTTGTTCTAAGATGGCTGGGGATTTGTTCTAAATGTGCCGGAAAAAACTGAATTCCAGTTGTGCTAATTATACGATATTTTGGGCAATGTTGTCAAAGTGTGAAATTGGTAGGGACTTGATTTTACTAGGTATTTTTAAGTTTCTTATTATTATTATTATATTTATAAGTAGTAGTATATGTATAAAATTCTCAATGTTCCAGTTTTTGGGCTAGGATAGGGACGTTACCTTGGCGATATTTTGTTAGCTGTATCAGATTCGGATATTTTAAATGACACCTGCAAGAGTGCCTTGCCGATCAGATTTGCACAGAAACTCCCCTGTCCCTCCGCCAAAACTGGAACATTGGCTCGATTTCTTCTAAGTCATTGATTTATATAAGGAAAACCTGTGATATGTTACACTTTTACATTAGAACAAGAAGAACACACCAGATAAAAAAGTCATACAAATCAATGACTTAGCTTTGTTCTATTATTTATGGGTTAGAACAGATTTCACTGTATGGTGAATCGCTAATTAAGGTTCTTGTCATTTAAAATAACGCAGAATGACACAGCCTAAGAGTAGCTGAGCCTTGGACAGAAAACTGGAACATTGGGAACAGCGGACAGAAAACTGGAACATTGGGAACAGCGGACAGAAAACTGGAACATTGGGAACAAAACGCACACGACACGCGCGCGACACAAAGAACTGGCTTCACCCACTGGGCGCGACCTGACCTGTGGCTAGATACATACTCTACGCACACGACACGCGCGCGCCCCAAAGAACTGGCTTCAAAAAAACCGAGGGCGAAAAAAAACCCGCAGAGCCGAAGCTCTGCGGGTCAGTACTACTTACTTACCTGCGTTCCAAACCTGCATAAAGGCAGCTTTTGCTTTAAGGAATAATTCCTCGTTTGCCGTTTCGTCACCTCTCTGCTTTTTCGCAGTCTTGCATCGTGCGTGCATTGCATCTAAAGTCTTACCCATGTACACCACAAAAGTATCTGCCTGCACTCTTGTGGCAGTCTTACCTTCGTTCTGAATACTCTTAATCTTAGCGATCAATTCCTTTTTACGATTACCGCAATATTTACTAATCTTGTCACGATACACTTTAAGCAGAGCGTGTAACTTAGGATTGTATGAGCTAGACTTATCATTACCCAAAGCACCAAAAGCCTGTTGGGTAAAAGACATCGCAAACCCTAAACCTATGCTAATACGCTCTGCTTCAGGTACTTTCTTGAGACTTGAGACAGGTAAGTAATTACCATCAATTACAACATACTCAACTTCGGGATTAACTTCGTCCCATCGCAAGTGCCAACCTGAAGTTAATTCTGCTTGCTGTTCGTCTGTCACGTTATCCGGATACGATGGAATAACGCTCAAAACATACTTAGCAGTACTGCGAGTAGTATCACTTGCAACAGCTTGGCGATAAGCAGCGTCCTTCAAGCTAACGGGAGTAACAATTTCGATTGCTTTTGCTTTTGACATGATATATACCTATAAAGATAAGTTAAAACCGGAAACAGAATTGCGTCCGGTAAGATACTTATACCTGAGTATAGCCCCATAAGTCTAATTTCAGGGTACTGTGAACCTCTAATTAGCGAGCTTGACCACGCCCGCACGACACGCGCGCGACACAAAGAACTGGTATCAAAGTTTAAAAAGAAAGGGGCCGAAGCCCCCGTTGATTAACAACCGAACTTACCATTCCACAAAGGGAAACCACTTACATAATCTTCACCACTTAACCCAAACCTATAACCTACGAAAGCATTTGGTTTGTCTGAAGTGCGGTAGAAGATACCGTTTGGGTGACCTAGAAGGCACCGCACTATGCCTGCGAGTAAAAACTCCCGTTTATCTACGCCTTGCATACTATCAATCCATTCAAGCATTTCATAGCCTGACACTTTCACTGACTCAGGCCACTCTAACAACTGCGCCGACCACAAAACTTTGTCATTCATGTCTATCTCCTAGTTAGTGGGGGGCAGTTGCCCCCCGTTGGTTACGCTTCGATTACTGGCGCACGATACGCCACTAGGTTGTGATACTTATAGATGAACACCTTCTCATCTCGCAGGCTACACGCTGCCCACGCTAACGCTTCCTTCATCGTCCAAGAGTAATGAACTTCAACATACGTGCAATCCTCATCCTCATACATTGTTGAGTAAGGTGCAAACCATTCAGTAACTAACCGCTTTGCTTTGTTTAGCATTTCCTATCTCCTGTATCACCAAGCGGTATTGCTTGGCATGTATTACTTATAGCTGATGATATTGTTATAAGTCAAATTTCAGACCCCACCCTTTGACGATTTCTGCCTTAGTCTGAGCGCGACCCCCACCTCCCGAATTGGCGATCAGGAGTCCCGCGCCACATTACTCTAAGATATACACAAACGACGTCGCATTTTTTAAATTCACATAGCCACATACATAAACAAAACTTAGTACCCCCACCCCCTACTAATTTTTACTTAGACAATGCAATCGCATTCCCACAGAAACACCCCCCGGTACTCTTTTAAGGTTCCCCGATTTGGGGTATATTATTTTTGTGAGAATCGTGCTTTATCGAACCCACACCATTTGCTTTTCTGTCAAATAAAGCTATACTCATGCAACTGCATCACAAACGGCAGACATGAATCCAATTATTCCGAACATCGAAGAGAACATTCCTCTTCCACAGAACGCAGCTGAAGCGTTCCCTGAGTTGTCGCCTGCAGAAGAACTGACCATGCGGGCCAACGTGGTTAAACTGATGTCTGATCTGACGGGTCAGGCCCTAAGTCCTTCTAAAGATAACGTAGAAGAAGCCGAGAATCTTGCCCGCGAGATGATTGAGAACCCTAAGTACCGTCCAGATTTCGCCAAATACCCCAACGAAACGCTTGCCTTCCTAGCTGGGATGGTCTCGCAGATGAACGTGTCTGTGGTAGATGACTTAGCTGATCTTAAGATGTACGTGGTTAATAAATTGATTGCCGAAGTCGAGAATGCACGAGATGCCAAGACCCGAGTTGCTGCTTTATCTAAGTTAGGTGAGATTGACGGGGTTGATGCGTTCAAGAAACGTACTGAAATGACAGTTAAAGTGCAGCCTATCGAAGAAGTCGAAAAAGAGCTGCTGGAGACCCTATCTAATATAGAGTCCAAAGTCATAGACGTTGAAGCTCGCGAGATTGTCTTTGGCGATAGGAAAGACTAGATGATTGGCGGCTCAAAACTTACCCCCGAAGACCTGTTCAAGCTACGTTTGGCACTTCCTACTATGCCGGATAAGCAGAAAAGGCGCACTGCTGAGCTACTTAAACAGTACCAACACCAAATAACACAAGGTTTAGCTAAGGATTCCTTCTTAGATTTCGTAAAACACGTCTATCCGGGGTATAAAGTTGGCCCACATCATCTACGTCTGGCTCAAATCTTTGAAGATATCGCTGCAGGCAAGAAGAAGCGCGTTATTGTTAATATTGCACCGCGACATGGTAAGTCAGAACTCATATCATATCTTGCCCCTGCATGGTTTTTGGGAAAGTACCCTCAGAAAAAAATCATTATGGCTTCGCATACAGCTGATCTTGCTGTTAATTTCGGTCGTAGAGTGCGAAATTTGGTTAGTTCAGAGCCTTACAGAGACGTTTTTCCGCAGATAGAGCTACAGGCTGACTCAAAATCCGCTTCACGATGGGGTACTAACTTTAATGGTGAGTATTTTGCAATCGGTGTTGGAGGCGCTCTTGCTGGGCGCGGTGCTGACCTATTTATTATTGATGACCCGCACTCCGAGCAGGAGGCGAAGACTGGTCGTCCAGATGTTTTTCTTCCTGCTTGGGAGTGGTTTCAGTCTGGCCCTCTTCAGCGTCTTATGCCCGGCGGCGCTATTATTGTTGTTATGACAAGATGGTCAAAACTCGACCTGACTGGACAGATTATTACCCAGATGGATCGTCATGACGACGTAGATCGTTGGGAGGTTGTAGAGTTTCCGGCAATTAAAGACGACGGCGAACCACTTTGGCCTGAGTTCTGGCCTCTGAAAGAATTACTGTCTAAGAAAGCTGGACTAGACGTGCGGTATTGGAATGCCCAGTACATGCAGAAGCCTACATCTGAAGAAGGTGCGCTAATTAAGAGAGAGTGGTGGAGTATTTGGGATAAAGAAGACCCGCCCCACTGCGAATTTACGATTATGGCGCTAGATGCTGCCCAAGAAACTAATAATAGAGCCGACTATAACGCCCTGACCACATGGGGTGTGTTTTTCAACGAAGAGACTAATAACTTTAATATTATCTTGCTAAATTCTATAAAGAAGCGACTAGAGTTCCCTGATTTAAAGAAATTAGTATTAGAAGAGTATAAAGAGTGGGAACCTGATGCGTTTATTGTTGAAAAGAAGTCTAATGGAGCTGCTCTTTACCAAGAATTAAGGCGTATGGGCGTACCAGTTGGTGAGTTCACACCGGGCAAAGGACAGGATAAAATTAGTCGTGTTAATGCAGTCTCCGATTTGTTCTCTGCTGGTATAGTTTGGGCACCTGATCGTAGATGGGCTAAAGAAGTTATAGAAGAATGTAATGACTTTCCATCTGGGGCTAATGATGACTTGGTTGACTCTACGACTTTAGCATTGGCAAGATTTAGACAAGGTGGGTTTATCCGCTTACCAAGCGACGAGCCTGACGATGATATTGCATACCGGTATAGACGTAAATCGTCTGCCTATTACTAGGAATAATGATGTCTATTGAAAAAAGTTTATACGCCGCCCCGCAAGGTCTTGAAGCCCTCGAAGCAATGAACAAAGGCCCTGAGATTGAGATTGAAATAGAAGATCCCGAGTCTGTGACTATTGGGCTAGATGGCGAAGTCATTCTGGCAATGACCGCAGAAGACGCAGAAGAAGATTTTAATGCCAACCTTGCAGAAGAGATGGACGAGTCTGCTCTTCAAAGTCTTGCTAGTGATTTAACAAGTGATTATGACGACGATGTAGCCTCGCGCCGTGATTGGATGCAGACCTATGTAGATGGTCTAGAACTACTCGGCTTGAAGATCGAAGAGCGTACAGAGCCTTGGCCCGGAGCCTGTGGTGTGTATCACCCGTTGCTTGCAGAAGCGCTTGTGAAGTTCCAAGCAGAAACAATGATGAGTACGTTCCCTGCTGCTGGGCCGGTTAAGACTCAGATCGTTGGGCGCGAGACTCCAGAGAAGAAGCAAGCCGCAGTCCGTGTTGCTGATGACATGAATTATCAGTTAATGGATGTTATGAATGAGTATCGCCCAGAGCATGAAAGAATGCTGTGGGGCTTGGGTTTAGCTGGTAACGCCTTTAAAAAGGTGTATTACGATCCCTCTATCGAGCGTCAGGTATCGTTGTTTGTACCAGCAGAAGATATTGTTGTGCCTTACGGTGCGTCTAATATTGAGACCGCTGAGCGTGTTACCCACGTCATGCGCAAGACCGAGAACGAACTGCGTAAGCTGCAGGTCAGTGGGTTTTATAAAGACGTTGATCTTGGTGAACCTAACAACACGTTAGACGAAGTAGAGAAGAAGATTGCCGAGCAGATGGGCTTTCGTGCCATCTCTGATGCGCGTTACAAGCTTCTTGAGATGCAAGTTAGCCTTGATTTGCCGGGGTATGAACATGAAGAAGATGGCGAAGCTACAGGCATTGCGCTGCCGTATATTGTCACAATTGAACAGGGTAGCAACACGATTCTATCTATTCGTCGCAATTGGGAGCCTGATGATGACACGCATCAGAAACGCCAGCACTTGGTTCACTACGGTTACGTCCCGGGCTTTGGATTTTATTATTTTGGCCTCATTCATCTTGTTGGTTCTTTTGCTAAATCTGGTACTTCTCTTATCCGTCAGCTTGTTGACGCAGGTACTTTAAGTAACTTACCCGGTGGCTTTAAAACCCGTGATATGAGAATTAAGGGCGATAATACCCCTATTTCTCCCGGTGAGTGGCGCGATGCAGATGTTCCTAGTGGCACAATGCGCGACAATCTTTTGCCCCTGCCATACAAAGAGCCTAGCCAAGTCTTACTTGGATTAATGAATCAGATCGTGGAAGACGGTCGCCGCTTCGCTAACACCGCAGACCTGCAGATCAGTGATATGTCTGCTAACTCCCCAGTTGGTACGACACTTGCCATCTTAGAAAGAACCCTGAAAGTGATGTCTGCAGTGCAGGCGCGAGTCCACTTCTCAATGAAGCGAGAGCTTGGATTACTCAAAAAAATCATCGCTGACTATACGCCAGAAGACTATAGCTACGAGCCAGTCGAAGGAAATAGACGTGCTAAGAAGTCTGATTATGACAACATAGATGTTGTTCCGGTCAGTGATCCGAATGCCAGCACAATGGCACAAAAGATCGTTCAGTACCAAGCCGTTTTGCAGTTGGCTCAAGGCGCACCACAAATGTACAACATGCCTCTGTTACATCGGCAGATGCTTGATGTTCTTGGTATTAAGGATGTACAGAAACTCATTCCAATGGATGAGGATCAAAAGCCTACAGATCCAGTGTCAGAGAACCAAAACATTTTGATGATGAAGCCGGTCAAGGCGTTTCTGTACCAAGACCATAAGGCGCACATCACGGTTCATATGTCAGCGATGCAAGACCCAAAAATCATGCAGTTATTGGCAAACAACCCAATGGCTCCACAGATTCAGTCGGCAATGATGAATCATATTAACGAGCATTTAGGCATGGAGTATCGCCGTCAGATAGAAGAGCAATTGGGTATGAACTTACCACCTCAGAAAGATGAGGCCGGTGAAGACAACAACATGAGTCCAGAAGTTGAATCACGACTTTCTCCCCTGCTTGCACAAGCTGCACAACAGTTACTGCAAATGAACCAACAAGAGATGGCTCAGAAAAAAGCCCAACAGCAAGCGCAAGATCCAATTACTCAGATGCAACAGCAAGAACTTCAGATCAAGCAAGGCGAGCTAGAGATTAAAAAGCAGAAAATGCAGATTGAAGCCGCTGCCAAAGCGGATCAGCTAGAGATTGAGCGCGAGCGTATTAATGCCCAGAAAGAGATTGCAGGTCTTCAGGCTGGGGTCCAGATCTCTAAGAGCAAGCAGGAAATTGATGTTAAGCAGCAGATCGAAGGCTTGAAAGTGGGTGTAGATGTTTCTAAGCATAAAGCTCAGTTAGCAACACAAATAGCTACTCAATTAGACAACCAACAAACCAAACTGACAAAAGGTGAATGATGGATGCTTTCGAGGTTTTAGTTAAGCAGATTGACGAGAAGATTGAACAACTCCAAGATTTTGTAAGCACGGGCAGACCCGAGACTTACGAGGAGTACAAAAAACTGTGCGGTGAGATTAGAGGTCTTACCATTGCACGGGGCTATACCCTTGACCTCAAACAACGTATGGAGAACTCAGATGAGTGAAATCCTTATCGGCTCAAACCCCGATAATCCTCAAGTAGTAGGCATTTACAACTCCGAAGCTACCGCTGAAGAGAAAGCAAAACAACTCCCCCGTCCCTCTGGCTACCACATTCTGTGTGCTATTCCGGAAATGGAAAAAGAGTACGACAGTGGAATTATTAAAGCAGAAGAGACAGTTCGTAACGAAGAGATCCTCACAACGGTTCTGTTTGTCGTGGACTTAGGCCCAGACTGCTACAAAGACGAAAAGAAGTTCCCGTCCGGTGCTTGGTGTCAGAAAGGCGACTTTATTCTTGTACGTCCTAACGCTGGCTCAAGACTGGTTATTCATGGGCGCGAGTTCCGTTTCATTAATGATGACACTGTTGAAGGCGTTGTAGACGACCCTCGCGGTATCAAGCGCAAATAAGGAGTCTACAAAATGGCTGAATACGAAAAAGACGAGTTTAAGTTCCCAGACGAAATTGAAATGGGTAAGGACGATGACGTTAAGATCGAAATTGAAATCGAAGACGACACCCCTGAGCAAGACCGTGGGCGCGAGCCTATGCCAAAGGAAGTAGTCGAAGAGCTTGAGAACGATGAGCTTGAAGAGTACTCCGATAAAGTTAAGGTTCGCCTAAAGCAAATGAAAAAGGTTTGGCATGATGAGCGCCGAGCTAAAGAAACTGCATATCGTGAGCAACAAGAAGCCGTTAACTACGCACGACAGGTCTCAGAAGAGAATAAACGCCTTCGAGCGCAGTACAACACCGGCGAGCAGCATTTTATGGCGACTGCCCAGCACTCTGCCGCACTAGAAGTGGACGCTGCCAAAAAAGCTTTTAAAGAAGCATACGATTCGGGTGATGGTGATAGCGTAGTTAATGCCCAAGAGTTGTTAAATAATGCAACATATAAGCTTAACCAGTTAAAGAATTACAAACCAAAGCCTTTACAGCAGGGAGAAAATGCGGTACAACGTCAACAAGAACAGCAACAAGAGCAACCTGTCTCTCGACCTGACAACCGAGCATTATCGTGGCAAGAGCGAAATCCTTGGTTTGGTCAGGATGAGGAAATGACTGCTGCAGCTTTAGGTTTACATGAAAAACTTAAGCGCAACGGCGTAGTGGTTGGGTCAGATGATTATTATGCGACATTGGACAAAACAATGCGCAAACGGTTTTCAGAAAACTTTGATGAGCCAGAAACGAGAAACTCTCGTACAAGGTCAGGCACGGTAGTCGCTTCTGCTGCACGAAGCACCTCTCCTAACAAGGTTAGGCTAAAGGCCAGTCAAATCCAACTTGCCAAAAAACTTGGTTTGACCCCCGAACAATACGCTCGTGAAGCAATTAAATTGGAGTCCAGATAATGGCTGAAAATCGACTTACTCGTGAATTAGAAACCCGTGCAACCCAACAGCGCCTTCAGCAGTGGGCACCAGCTGAGTTGCTCCCAGAGCCAGACAAACAGGCTGGGTTTTCGTATAGATGGATCCGTGTTGCCACTCTAGGCAAAGCTGACCCGAAGAACCTCTCATCAAAATTGAGAGAAGGTTGGGAGCCAGTCAAGATAGAGGAACAACCAAAATTTCAACTGCTAGTTGATCCCGATAGCCGTTTTAAAGATAGCATTGAGATTGACGGGTTGTTGCTTTGCAAGACACCTAATGAATTTGTGGCTCAACGTGCGGCACACTATGCCCGCCAAACACAGGCTCAGACGGATTCTGTAGACAACAATTTAATGCGCCAGAGCGATGCGCGGATGCCGATCTTTAAAGAGAGCAAGTCCACAACGAGCTTTGGTAAAGGTTCTTAAATTTAATCTTTGGAGTTAAACATGGCTTACCCTACTATTGAAAAGCCTTATGGCTTTCGACCTATCAATCTAATCGGCGGTCAAGTGTTCGCTGGTTCTACCCGTAAGATGCGCATTGCAAGCGCATACGGTACATCAATTGGCTTTGGCGACTTGCTCGTCCGTGTCGATGACGGTACCGTTGCTCGCTCTGCTGCAACAACTACTAAACCTACTGGCGGCTTTGCTGGCGTGTTTCTTGGTTGTGAATTCATTAACCCAAGCACAGGTCAAGTTCAATACCAACAGAACTTTGTTGGTGGAACTACAGTGACTTCTGGCTTTATCACAGCTTATGTTTGCGA